GCGTCTATTGCTTCTTTTCTAGTTATGACCTTATCGCCATGAACGCGCCGCGCCTCTGCTAATTCGTCCGATAACTTTGTTTTTCTGGCACATTCAATACAAGCTCCATCAATTCGCCGCTCTGTTAAATGCCCGCGCCTGCACGGTTCGCCTGTGTAGTACCGTCTAAGCCCTTTTTCTTTGGCTTCTTTGCGTGTGATAATTTCCATGTCAGTCCCTCCATTTTACCCCTTGACGAGTTATCCACAGGCCGATAAAATCGCTACAGCGTCAACGCAATGCAAAGCATGCAGTGAATAGCATTATCAGCAGCTGCAGTGATAAATAACTAAACATTCTTTTCTAAAAAAAATAAGTAAAGCTGATAACGCACTGCATAGCATGCTATGCAATGCGTTTTTTTGTGAGTTTAATCTTCAAGCCCCATTGGCTGTACGGTTCGCCAGTGCGGTTCGCTTGACTCTACTATCTGAGCAATGCCGTAGCAGTAGAATATGTCTGCGTTAATAGACATAACCTGCTGGACTAGGCGCCGCGCGTCTTCGATAGTCGGCACAATTTCGTATTTGTCTGTGGTTGTCGGTTGCCCTGAGGTGCCGGGGTCGAACCTGAGCGTATAAGCCACCATGTACATTATCTATCCCCCTTTGCTGGCGTCTGGTCGCTTGCAACAATCTTTGCGACGAACCATGTCACCAGTCTGTGACCATGCGCGGCCTGTTGTCGGGCTATCCATTCTAACGCTGCTTCCTCAGTGTCGTGAAGCTGCCAGTCGTCGTCGTACTGGTGAAAGCCTGTGTGTATCGAATAGGTCGTCAGATACTTTTCCATTTTTAATGCCTCCGTAGTTCTGCCAGCATTGTGTCAATGCGGGCTAGTGTTGCCATGTTGCGGGCGTGATGCCCGTAATTTATGGGGATTGAGTCCAGTAACGCTTCGCGTTCTTCGTTAAGCTGGTTAATGCGGCAATCAATATGCCTATCAATATCTGCCTGGACCTCGCCTGCCGTGTTGTAATGATAGACGCCTAGTCTGTAGCCACCCCCATGCGTGGGTTCAATTTCATGGCCTCTGTAAATGAATAATGACATTTTATCGCCTCCGTAATCGCGTTTTAAGGCCCGCTGAGGCCTGTTAGGGCTCCAGCGGGTAGGTTGGTGCTAGTTAAGTTCTGCAAGTCGGTAGGTGCCGTCCTTAATCCGGCGCTTAACTTGGGCAGTATCGCAGCCAAGAAACTGATTGCGATACTTGCTGGTGGTTACGCTGTAGTCCCATGCGTTGCGGTCGAGATATGTGACGCGCTCACCGTCTTCAAAGCATGTTTTGACGATGACGGTGTTATAGCTTTGAAAGTAGGTTGCCTCGCTGTCAAAGATTATGAATTGATTGGCTACTGGACGGCCTGTGCGTCCGGTCATTTGTGATATTTTTGCCATGGTAAAACCTCCGTTAATGGCGTTGTTGATGATGTTAGGCTGGCCCTTGATTGTGTCTAAAATAAGGCCAGCTGGTGATTATTTTGTGGCGGTGTTTGTTCCGTGAATAGGTGCGGAAACAGTGTAGAACCTTGCCATGATGCAGGGGCTGGCAGGCTAGGCGCTGCTGCTGGCGCCGCGATTGCGTGCTTGAATGGCGTTTTGATTATTTTGACGTGTTGGACTTTCTTGCGCTTGCCGCGGTACTCATCAACAGGCTTTAAGCCGCATTGGTCTATGACCATGCCATTCATTACACATTGCACATGGCTGCCAGTCGTTATCATGTACAAGGTGTCTGGCCTTGTATGGTTCTCAACAAAGTGTTTTACGGTTTTGTCATAACCAGCGAACCAAGGGCCGCCGCCAGCTGGCACAGTGTCGTGCCACTTGATGCCGAGCCTGTCCAGCGCTGGCCCTTGGTGGTGCGTGTATGTGGCGCCTTTCCAGCGCTTGCCGTAATTGCCCACGGTTGCAAAGGTGTTCCAAGCGCGGGCAAAACTGACGCCTGCGGCGACTGCCAAGGCAGTGACCCCACAATTGGGGCCACTCTTAGCGTCTGCGGGCAATTTAAAGTGTGGGTTCATGTTACTGCCTCCGGTTTAATAACTGTTATCCATTACATGCCGCACATAGGCCAATGCCTCAGCGTCCGATGCAAAAATGCGATTGCCGCCCTCTGCCATGACGTCAAAGCCGCTGTCTACGTCAATCATGCGGGTGATGCCGGATGCCTTGGCGCGATAAAAGCGGATGCAATCGGGCTCGTCACCGTACTGGATTAAGAACGTGTAGTGTTCGTCCAGTTCGTCTTGTGTGTATTCGTGCAGTTTCATGTTACTGCCTCCTGTTGTGTGCGTTTCGATAAGCACAATGTGGGCAGCGAATGGGGCGAGAATGTGGCAAGAGTAAGGTTTTTTGCCTAGATTGTTGCCTTATTCATAGAAAAGTTTACACTGGCAGATGAGGCGCTGCAGGTTGTAAGTGCTTGGATTGATTGGGATGGTACTGTGTTTGTAAGTGTCGGCACACACATTGTATACACGGGCTATCGCGCGGCAATGTAGCCGCAAGCCTATCATAGTGTGGCAAAAATGCAACACTGTGTCATAACAGCAACAGGCAGGGGGGGTCTATACAAAGGCATGCACCCCGCGCGGACGGGGCGGCGTCGATGTGTATTAAATACATGTCCACCACACACACGGAGAAAGCATGACTAAACTCACAACCTACACAACACGGCAAATCATTGCTGACTTAGCTGATGGCTTTACGATGGTAGATGCTTGTAATCGTGCTGGCGTTACTAGGCAGGCTCTGTACAAGCGTATGAAGCGCAGCGAGGAACTTGATGCTGCAGTACGCACTGCACAGCAGTATAGTGCGGAGAAGGCGCTAGAGGAGCTTGATAAGCTGTATGACGATGCCCTTAACAAGCGGAAAGACTATGACCCGCATGTACTGCGTGATTATGCCAATCATGTGCGCTGGAAGGTGCAGAAGATTATACCGGAGCGCTTTGGCGAACAAAAGAACAAGGCTGGCGTTGAGGTGACTGACGGTGGCATACGCATTATGTGGGAAAGCTAATGGACGTTAAGATTCCGTATAAGCCTCGTGCGCTCCAAGCTGAAATGCACAACAGCCTGAAGCGCTGGAATGTCTTAGTGATGCACAGGCGCTTTGGCAAGACTGTGTTTGCGGTTAATCAGCTAATAAAGACGACACTGACTTGTCCTTTGCCAAGGCCGCGCACTGCGTTTGTTGCACCTACGTTTGCACAGGCCAAGCGTATTGCTTGGGATTATGTGAAGTTTTACGCATCTGTGATTCCTGGCGTCACGTTTAACGAGACTGAACTGCGTGCAGATTTTCCTAACGGGGGGCGGTTAATGTTGTTGTCTGCCGAAAACCCGGATGCTCTGCGTGGCATTTACTTGGATGAGTGTGTTTTCGATGAATTTGGCATGCAAAATCCAAGGGTATGGGGGGAGGTTGTACGGCCTGCGTTATCTGACAGGCAGGGGTCGGCTTGTTTTTTAGGCACGCCTGCGGGGCATAACCATTTTTTTGATTTGCTAGACACGGCGCGTGGACAGATTGCCGAAGGCTCTCAAGACTGGTATTTTAAAGTTTGTAAGGCTAGTGAAACAGGTATTGTTAGGCCTGATGAATTAGATGCTGCTAAGGCGCAGATGACGCCTGAGCAGTACGAACAGGAATACGAGTGTTCCTTTACGGCGGCTATTATCGGCGCCTACTACGGCAAGTTGTTAGGGGAAGCTGAGGAAGATGACCGCATTACTAGGGTGCCTTACGACCCTATGTATCCGGTTCATACGGCTTGGGACTTGGGTATTAATGACTCTACGGCCATTTGGTTTGCGCAAATATTCAGAGGCGGTGCGGTAAATGTTATTGATTATTACGAGAGTTCTGGCGTTGGTCTCGACCATTATGCAGATATACTCACAAAGAAAGATTATAATTATGGCGACCACCTCGCTCCTCACGACATTGAGGTCCGTGAGTTGGGTTCGGGTAAAAGCAGGCTTGAAACGGCTTACTCGCTCGGAATCAGATTCAAAGTAGTTCCTAAGATGAAGGTTGCTGATGGCATCAATGCCGCACGGATGTTACTGCCTAAATGCTACTTTGACCGCGACAAGACAGCGGAGGGGTTAGATATGCTGCGGCAGTACAGGCAGGAATGGGATGACAAAAAACGCAGCTTCAGAGACGCACCAAGACACGACTTTACAAGCCATGCAGCAGATGCGTTCCGATACCTTGCGGTCGGGCTTGAAAACAGAACAAGGATGGTCAAGCCTCCTCAACAGGTTGCGGACAACAGTTACAACCCTTTTCAACATTGATTTGAGTAAACCTTAATGGAAATAAGCAGCTTTCACTACGACACTGCGTCTATGATGATGGAATACAGCCCTTATCATGCTGACTATACAAGGGCTGACAAAAGATTGTATTTAGAGCCGCCGTTGGCAATGGGTAATTACATATTTGGTTTAGATGCTGAAGCGACTCCTTACTTATTTGCTACATGGGCATTCCCCGACTACGATGACATTGACCGATACATGGCAACGGGCAAGTTCCCGCCTAGCGCATGGCGTGGTGATGGCGATAGTCCTTGGGTTATTGATTTTATCTGTTTTGGTGGTCGCAAAGGCATAACTGAGGGCTTTAGGTCTTTAAAAGACATTTTTATTCAAATGGGTTATAGTGACTGCTATTGGTTAAGAACGGAGACTGGCAAGGTCGGTTTTCATAAGTTAAAGGAGAACTAAGATGGGTTCAGGTGGAGGCG